GTTGTTGTCTTAAATCGTGGTTAACAATTTCTCTAAAGTACTTTTGAGTGGCTGCCCATGCAAAAAGTACCAAGGTCATCACTACATCATCGTTTGCACCTTCTTCAGCCGCAAATGATGTCTTATCAGCCACAAAAGTAGTTAACTCTGAGTATGTATCGAAGTCACATATCTGGAGTTTGTCTGTTTCAATCAAAGTTTTTAGATTGGAACAACCAATTCTCTTGGTTGCTGGTGACATTTTAAGTCCCATCTGTGTTCCACGTTGAAATCCAGCAGATAATTGTTGTGCTTTCTTGTTACCAGTATATACCTTGAGTAGGTTTTCATACTCTAAATCAGCATGTAGAGTATCTGCCACTTGTGGATTGTTATTTATCTCTACCAGAACATAGGCATCATTATAGTATCTAGCTGCATTATAGATGACTGTGGGAAACATAATAGGAGATATAGATGAACTCTTATACATGGCCACCTGTTTATATGGTGTCTCCGATATATCAAATACGGTGAAGGCTGATGAGTCTAGATTCTTACCTTCTGAAACGTCCACACAAATGGCGTACAGATGGTCTTTAATATTGGCCTCAATGTCTTCTTTGACTGGATATTCATATATTTTTAATAAATCATGGTTGGCAATAGGTTCTTTATACACCAAACTCTGTAACTTGATACCGGAAACAAGTGTATTCGATGAACCCAAGAACATGGTTTCAAACTCTTGCTGGAACTGCCTCACAGAAGTGTTTCTAATCGTTTGTTCCTTCCATGCCTCATCTCTGCCTGGCAACATAGACCAATGAATCTCAAAAGGAATGTAATCGGACTTCTTATTAACCGCATCAGACCATAATTTATAGAACAAATTCATTCCATTTGGAGTAGATACGATAATAATCTTGGTCGTTTTACCAGATGAAATAACAGGATAAACTGAGTTAAAGAACTCATGTGCCATATTGGCTGGAACGAAAGCAAACTCATCCAAGAATACAATGTTGAATGATCCTCCACGAACAGCAGAACTGGATGTAGATGCAGCAATCAGTTTAGAACCATTTTCTAGTTCCACATTACCTTTGTTCCATGTGATTACACCTTGTTGTAACCATTGTGGCAGATTCTCATAAGCCAATTGGTACTTGGCCAAAATATCACGAGCCAAAGAACCTTTATTGGCCAGAATGGCTACGTTCTGTGATTCGGAAAATATAGTGGCGTGTAGAAGATAGGCCACCGTGGTGGTAGTTTTACCCACCTGACGAGGACATTTGGTAATAACAAAACGATTGTTCTGAAATAACTCCAACATTTCTTTTTGAAAGTCCCACATCTTAAATGGTATCAGACCTTCGTCAACGTTGACAATTTTCATATAAGTCACGGCAAAATAAGTGGCATCACCAGCACATTTGATATACTCATCAATCTGTTCTTGTGTATATTGAACCTCAACACCAGCTCGTTTTAATAGCGGATTATCTCTATAAGAATCTTTAGTATTAACCGCCATCTTTACCTTTTAATAATTTACTCAATTCAGCCGTACTTCCTACAAATATAGCTTTATCAATATTGGTACCTGAACTTTTGTTTTTACCTTCTATATCACGCATATCTTTTTGTATCTTTAAAAGTCTATCATTGGCTTCTGTCATGTTCTTTAGAAGTGTGGCATAGACCTCAAAGGCTCTTGGGTGTTGGCCTGCTTTGGCAATCTGAAGTATTTCTTCCATGGCATCTTTGCCTGAGTCAATAATCTCTTGAATATTTTCTTTAGATTGTTGATACGCATCCACCAAGTCTTGTTTGTCATCACTTGGTGGATTGTAATGTGTTGTAACAATCGGTTGTGCCTTTTTAGGCTCAGTAGGAGTCACATCAAAGATTTCTTCCATATTCTTGTCAAAGTTATTCATAGTAATTTATTTTTATTTCCTTAATACCAAGAACCTGGATGAGTAATGAGTGGACTATCTAAAGTAAAGGTAACGGGGAAAGCCAAAATTCCATTTGCATTTACAATAGAGCCCATTGGACTTCCAGGAACTGCATAATTTGGATTTGCTGGATCCGCTGGTGCAATAATAAAATTACTACCATCTAAACCTAATATTATTTTGGTAATGTTTGTAGCACCACCTCCAGTAACGGTAAAATTATAGCCAAGAGTTCCATTATTTACTAACGCATTTGTGAAAAAATACGCTTGTATTTCTGCCAATTTTGGAGCAGAAAAGCTACTTAATGCTATTCCATATTGTGCAGTATCCGTAGCATTTGTTCCGCTGCTTAACATTCCAATAGATTGACCGAAATCCGTAATACCTGGACCAACATATGCTGCGCTAGCAAAATCTGTATCCAATATTGTAAATGAAATCCCTGGTGGTATTATAGGTTGAGAAGTTAATGTGAATCCACCATTAATTGTTGTTCCGCCATTTATTGTTAAACTCATTTTTATTTCCTTAATTGTGACCTAAAATTACTGGGAAATTAATGTGATGCCGCCTGTGATTGTAAATCCAGCTGAACTAACAAAAGCGTAAAAGCTACCAGATACAAAAGTGCCACCAGAAATTTCAATAACATGTTCATTTCCATTTACATTTGTTACTATCCAATCAGGATGTTCAACAACTCTCCAACCAAGTTGAATTTGACTGTATTCTGGCCATGCATATGGAAAAAATCCAATACTATCATTTGTTCCAGAAACATTTTGGTGTCCGGTGGTTGTTATTTGTTTTCCTAATATTAATCCCATTTTTATTTCCTTTTAAGGTACTGCTGGATAGTTAGTTGTTTTTGCATAACTGCCTGTAATTTTTGCGCCTGTATAATTTGTTGTCCATACTGCTAACCATGGCCAAGCACCACCTGTACCAGCACTTATTGTTGTTACTACACTATATACTTCATTTGTATATAACCAATTTGTACCATCCCAATATACACGCTCGTTGCCGTAGATATAATCTGTTTTGCCATTAGTTATTGTTGCTGGAGCCATCTTTCTCCAACTTGCGCCACCTTTGAATCCAGAAGCTGGAACTCCTGGTGTATTATAGAAAGGACCATCCATCAAAACCCACGCAGTTGCATTAGGTTCCAAAGCGTTAGCTGGATTATCTTGTCCAATAAATGGAGCAATATAAGTGGTGATAGTTACACCACCGTTAATAGTTGTACCGCCTGTAAGTGTAAATGATGGCATTTTAGTTTGGATACTCCGTTACGACTGTGGTATATGTATAATTGTTTGCTGGTGTGGCGTTAATTGGATTTGGTGTTGTTGTAATTTCAACATACTTATGTGGTTGTACAACATAAGAATCAAATGCATAATTTGAATTTGATATCACACTATACACAGGTTGACCAGAAACAAAGTTACCAGTAATGTTTGACAAATGTAATTGATTATTATTAAACTCAACTACTTTACCTGAAGCCGTAGACAATGTGTGTGAATAACCTTGATATACCGTTTCACCAATTTGATATTGACCAATACCTTGTTGTGTCATATTGAATATCACCACATCATCAGGTGATATTTCATTGTATATATTTGTGATAGATGTTTTGATAATCTTAATGTTATCTGAAACACCACCAAAGATAAATCCTTTGACTGTAAAGTCCAAAGTCCATATAATAACTCTGGTATCTCTTTCTCTATCACCTTCAAAGTCCACAGGCATATCAACACTATTCAATATGATAGGAATTTCTTTGGTAATTCCCATCTCAGGAATAAGATTGAGTTTGATTGTGTAGTCTGGTGTAAAGTATGGTATGATGTGTTCAATCAGCTGTGTACCATCTTCAATGTTTCTTACATAGATGAACAAAGAAAAATCAAAGTCGTATGGTACTGGATTGTATTGTGCGGATATGCCACCGCCAGATTGTTGTGCAAAAGATTTAACATTAGTATTTAATTTACGAGAAGAATCATATTTCATTCCAGTCATCTGAAAAGACATACGTGGTAATGTTATTTGAACTTTTTTATCCAAATTGTAATCACCCTCAAGTCGCATCACATAATCTTCTTTGGCTGCATAAGCAATAGGCACCAAGAATCGTTCTGCTTCTGAGTTGTCAGCGTTATAACGAACCAAAGTAATCTTGTCGAATAGGTTACCAAAACCCACGACAAGTTTTCTCATTACTCGGTTATAGAATATATTGGCCATTATAATTTTCCAAATGGATTAATTTCAGACATATCAACAATATTGCCAGCTTGAGTGTCTATGTATTGATTATCGTAGTTTTCTTTCCTAGATGGAGCATCTAAAGGATCAAATGATGTCAACATAAACTGTGCATTACTGGAAGCTCCAACAATAAGTTGATTTTCTAAAAACTCACCAGCAATGTTGGTAACCGATAGAACACCAATTCTTGGAATCCAAGATTGCACAAGAGCTACTGCTGTAGCATTTGCTTGATACATCGTTGGTGTTTGGAAAACAATTTCTTTAAGTATGTAGTTGGTATCATTACCTGCACCAACATAAAGATTTATAGTGTAAGCAGAATCAGTAACCACAGAATCAATATCTGTAACACCAGTTTGAATGGCTTCCTGTGAGTAACGGAATTTCTCAAGTTCCAATTCATAAAAGTAAGGAGCTTGTCTGCCCAACATAAAGAAGTCTTTAGTTTGATTTGTAAATTTAATTTCATATAACTCACCAGTACCATTTAAAAATGGAATGTACAATAAGTCACCTTCTCTTGGTCTTGAGAAGTTGTCTTGTGGTACTCTTTGTGAAAAAGACCTCTTAGACATGATGACTGACATTTGATTTTTAATTTCTAATCCAAATTTAGAGAAGAATTCTTTTTCACCACCATACTCTGTCACATTTGTTGGATAGATTTCAATTGGATATGCAGCTTCAAACCTTTTGACAGGATCTTCACCATATAATAAATCTCTAGCCACATCATTGTCATTGGGTATGTAAAAAACATCTGTACCCATGATTTTAATAGACTCAACAATAATGTCTTCAATGAGTCTTTGCTCACCTTTATTGTTGTAGTTGCCAAAGTAATGTGAAGTTGCCATTATAGTTATTGCTCAATTAAGGAAAAATTCAAGCGGCGAACCGTACTGTGTTTCCATTTCAGCATGTAACTTATCAATTTCTTCTACGGCCTCATCATATATTTTATCACCATTAAGTGTAACGCCTCCTGGTAATTGTAAGTTATTAAATTTTTTCAAATTTGAACCCCAAGAGCGTTTGATGAGTGCTGTAGCATAAAGTTTTAACCACCTATCGTCCCACACCTTTTTATATACATCAGGATTAATATTGGCATAACATTCGGCAACTACTGTAGATCCTACTGGTGCTTCTGAGTAACCCCAAGCCCAATCGATGTAGAGTCTTTGCATATGCCTTTGGAATCGTATTGGAACTTCACCAGTAAACATCAATTCTAAAGAACGCAGGTGTTGTTGTGTTAGAGTATAA